TCGAACATTTGTTCTAATTAAAAATCTATAAACAAAGTTCTAAGCTAATTTTTACTGAAAAATTAACAAATTTTTTAAAAAAAATAAAAAAAAATTCTAAAAGCCTATAAACATTGGGGTTTTTCTTGCCGTTTTAGGCTACAAAAGTGGCATTAATATATAATCTATGATTATAATGTTCTTATGAATGAAACAAAGACATACACTTACTTGGCAGAGACTCTAGGTCTTGATGTTAAAATTGTTGAAGGTATCTCACAAGCAGGTAACACTCACATTGGAACTGAAGAAAAAACAGTTGGACAATATCTAGGACTTATAGCCACAGGTCAAGTTAATGGTAAAGAAGTAGAAGTTAATGTAACTTTGGAAGTAATTTTTGGTGGAAAGAATGAGCCAAAGATTGACAATGCTTTTTATGTTCTTACAAGTAACCCAACAGTTGAAATACCTTTGGGTAAAGGTACATACAAACTTACAGACTTACATTGGTTAATTTAAAAAGGAGAAAAAAATGACACAAAGAGAAATAGATAAAATAGTAAAAGGTTTTGACCCTGATACATCACACGAGATGAAATGGTGTTTTGAATTACTTGAATCCTGTGGAATAGACTTTTCTAAAGACGGAGAAAAAGTTTTAAAGGCTACTAAAAAATTAAAGTATGTAGCTTAATTTATAAAAAACAATCTTGCAGGTCGGTTTCTTTTGAGACCGACTTTGCTATTATGGGTGGATAATGCCAAAGCAAACTTTAGCTCATAATGAACAATTAGTAGAAGCACTTTGTGATTCTATTGCAACAGGAATGTATGTTAATCTTGCGTGTCAATCAGTAGGAATTAGCACTTCAGCTTTATCTGAATGGAAGAAAAAAGGACAACAAGGCATACACCCTTACGATAAAGTTTGGCAAAGAATACAAATTGCAGAAGCCAAAGCTATTGAACGAAGAATTAAAAGAATTGAGAACGCAGGAGAGAATGGCTCTTGGCAGGCAGACGCTTGGTACTTAGAGAGAAGATACCCACATCTGTTTGGTAAGAGAGATACAGTTGCCATTGAGAATCAAGATAATCCAAAAGTAAGATTGCGTTGGGCAGACGGCAACTTACTCGAAGGGCAACAAGAATATTTAGAAGGAGAAGTGGTTGAAAATGAAGAATGAAGATTTTAAATTACCTGATGATTTGTTTGTTGATAATCCTACTTTTGTAGATACATCACAAGAATTTAATGACGATTGTGGAGACGCTTGTAAATTATGAATGAACAAGAACTAAATGATAAGTTTGCAGATATAATCCAACATCTTGATATGAGAGATGTCGAAGAACAAATATTAGAAGAAGAAATAGTAATCGACTTTGAAGATGTACCAACAATAGTTTTTATGCCTGTATTTACAGATTATGGAATGTTTTACAGTTCTATGCCAATATCAACAAAAGCGATTGAGTCATTTTTAATTTGGTTTAACTCACAGGAGTAAAATGCAATCATCACTAGACGCAAATGTAAGCTCAGGCTTAGACATTGAGTTACCACCTTTACACAAAGCACAAAAAGAAGTAGTTAATAATATGAAAAGGTTTACTGTTCTTAGTGCAGGAAGGCGTTGGGGTAAGACCAAACTAGGTGTTTGGCTTTGCCTTAAATACGCTTGGGAAGGTAAAAGAGCTTGGTGGATTGCACCTTCTTACTCTATGACTAACGAAGCGTGGGCAGATTTAAGAAGCATTGGCATTGAATACGGAGTAAAAGTAAAAGAAGCTGAGAGAACTATTATTACAACAACAGGTGGCTCAGTTCAAGTTAGGTCAGCAGATGACCCTATGAAGTTAAGGGGTGCAGGTTTAGACTTTGTTGTTTTAGACGAGTGTGCCTTTATGAAACCACAGACTTGGGCAGAAGTAATTAGACCTGCATTAACAGAAAAAAAAGGTAGTGCATTATTTATCAGCACACCAAAAGGATATAACTTTTTTGAAAAACTCTACTCAGAAGCTAACTTATTAGAAGATTGGGTCAGATTTACTTACCCAACACACACAAATCCAATCATTGACCATAAAGAATTAGAATCAGCAAAGCAAGAGATAGGTAGTTTCTTGTTTGCTCAAGAATACGAAGCTCAGTTTATCGAAGCCACAGGTGGCTTATTTAAAGCAGATTGGTTTGAGCATTACTCCATAGAAGAACGAATATCTATAGATAAGGAGACAAAAGATGAATATTTGGAAGTTTATTATAAATATAAAGACAAAGAGTGTAAGTTGGAAGATTGCCGTAGATACGCAACTGTCGATTTGGCAACATCAACTAAGGAGAGTGCTGACTTCACGGTTATCACATCAGTGGCAATCACACCTGAAGGCAAGATTCTCGTATTGGACATTGACAGACGAAGATTGGAAGCACCTGATTTATTGCCATTACTACAAAGAAAAGTGGAACAGTATGACCTTGCTTATGTCGGAATTGAGAGAGCAGGTTATCAGTTGGCGTTTATTCAAATGGCTAAGAGAGAAGGATTAATAGTTAAATCATTAAAAGCAGATAGAGATAAAGTATCAAGAGCTTATCCACTTATAGCAAGAATGGAAGCAGGAGATATCTTCTTCCCTAAGAACTCAGCTTGGTTTGGAGATGTACAAACAGAACTGCTTAGATTCCCTGAAGCAGAACACGATGACATTGTTGATAGTCTCGCATATAGCGTGATAGAATCAAAAGTACGCAAAAGTATAAAAGTTTTCTAATATAATGTAAGATTAGAGCAGAGTGGAGTAGTGCCGATAAGGGTTGCGTCCATTACTTCACAAAGCTCTACAAGGAGAATAATGGCAGAGAGAAGAAGTTTCAGAGAAGTAGTCTTTGGTAACTCAGAACAAAAACGAAGTACAGGTTATAACTTTTTTAGACAAGGTGTTGATAGTAACAACACAAACTTCATACAAGGTTATCAATCATCAGCAGGGCAATTTAATGTTCAAGGCTTAGGTAATGGTGCGTCAAACTCAGCAGTAGTATCTTGTTTACAAGTGCTAGGAACATCTTTTGCTGAAGCAGAATTAAAAGTTTATCAGCTGAATGAAGTAGGAGAATATGATGTTGTACCTAATCATCAACTCTCAATGCTATTTAAAAGACCTAATCCTTATATGTCAGGAGATGTCGTACAAAACTATTTAGTACAATCAATGCACATATCAGGAGACGCTTATTTGCTTAAACAAAAGAATGAAGCAGGACAATTAGTTGCTTTATACCCTTTAATGCCTGAGAATGTAACTCCAAAAGGTAGTGATGAGACTTTAATTGAATACTATGAGTATCAGGTTAAGAATCAAAAGATTAACTTAAGTAGAGATATGGTTGCTCACTTTAGGCTTGGTCTTGACCCTGAAAACCATAGACAAGGTTTTTCGCCTGTTAAAACATTACTAAGAGAGATTTATGGAGATGAGAGTGCAGGACAAATGGCTACATCAATCTTAGCCAATATGGGTGTGCCTAGCTTTATGATTACACCTAAAGATGAATATGGTTTAACAGAAGAAGAAGGGGAATCAATCTCTAAAGCATTCCAAAGAAGAACAGGTGGACAGAATCGTGGTAAGCCTTTAGTACTATCAGGTGGCGTTAATGTTGAGAGACTTGCCTTTAGTCCTAAAGACTTAGAGATAGGAGACTTAAGAGAATCCTTTGAAGCTAGAGTATCTGCCGTAATTGGTGTACCTTCTATTCTTGCAGGTATGGAAGTTGGACTTAAGTACGCTACTTACTCTAATGCTAAAACTTTGCGAGAGTTCTTTACAGAACAAAAGCTCATTCCTTTATGGGATATGGTCGCACAAGAGATAACACATCAGATACTAAAAGTAGATTACCCTGATTCAAATAACTTAGAAGCAAGATATGATTATACAGATGTAAGAGCCTTGCAAACAGATACTAATGAGATTTACGAGAGAATGAACTTAGCAGTACAAGGTGGTTGGGTAACAGTAGCAGAAGCAAGACAAAGCGTTGGTTTACCTACTACAACAGAACAAGATGTCTATTTACTTCCTGCTGAGAAGGTATCTGTACCTGCCAATATGCTTAGAGACTATCAACCTGCAACAATACAACAGGAAGAACAATCAGATGAAGTACCTGAAGCTATCTCAGAAGCAGGGTTTGATGAAGCTGAGTTTAAAGTTGTGCAAGAGATAGACGGAGAGTACTGCGTAATAACAGAGACAGGCAGGAATATGGGTTGCTATCCAAGTAAAGAACTTGCTGATATAAGACTTAGACAGATAGAGAGATATAAAGATACAACTAAAGATGTTATTGCTACTGACCAATTTACAACGCAAGAAGAAGCTGAAGCAAGAGCTAAAGAGTTAGGTTGTGAAGGAAGTCATAGTATGGATATGAATGGTAATACAATATATATGCCTTGTGCAACACACGAAGTGTATGAAGGTCTAATGGACAACAATGAATCCTATGACTCAGAAGGATAAAAACCTCGCAATAAATTCTTCCCCTACTGCTAATACGGTAGATAGTCATATAGAGAGTAATAAGGATAGTAATAGTTCTAGTAGTGTTTCGGATATAAGACAGTTTGTCTTTAATACGGAGATAGATTTAGATACTCTTGGT